TAATACTTTTTGACTCGCTTCATCTATTACTTCTTTTAATACTTTATATCTATTCTTTATATCAAACTCTAATACATCACCCCTGTCGGTATAAACAGCACCTGATGCTATTTGTAGTAACTTGTTCATACCTATTGCGGCATTGTGGGCGGTTATTTCTTCGCCTGTTACTTCCATCCTCAATTTAGTTTTTAACAACTTGTAGTATTTAAGTTGTTGTCTACTTAATTCTACCTCTCTTTTTACATACACCATCGGAGGTAAATCTAAACATTCATCTTTTGTAAATCGTATTGCAGGTTGTAGTGCATTAAAAACTGTTTTGGTTGATGTTTCTTTTGGTATCCATTTAAACCTAGAAATTTGTATCATCACCATATCACGAAACGAACCAAAAAATTTTGGTACTGCCGTAGGGTTTACCATTTTTGCTATACCATACGCATCAAGAGGACTTTGTGCCGCAGGGGTCCCTGTCATCATCCATAACCACGTGTTAACATCTAATAATTTATTTAATGTTTTCCATCTTATAGTTCTTGCGTTTTTATAGTGGGTTGCTTCATCAACTATAATTAAATCAAACCCACCCTTCTTTATAGTGTCTAATACTATTTCCACACCATCATAGTTTATAACTACATATTCTGAACCTTCTTCTATTATTTGTCGTCTTTTGTCAGGTGAGCCATGTGCTACTTCAACTGTTCTGTGTGGTGCAAAGGTCATTAAATCATCTCTCCAAACAGAATCCATAATAGATAACGGACAGATAATTAAAACACGGTTAATTCTTTTCTGATTCAAGAGAAAGTCTGAAGACCATATTGCACTTGCTGTTTTACCCGTGCCTTGTTCGTTAAAACAAAATGCTTTTTTGTTTGAAACTAAAAATTCTGATGTTATCTCTTGGTGTTTAAATGGCTTATAACTGCCCGAAAACACATACGAACTCATATTTGTTGGTATACTATTTGTTACTGCAAGACCCATATTTACTCCTTTTTTCTAGGTACAATCACACACGGGAGTGTCGTTTCCCCCCCTGTACGGGCTTTAAATCAAGCCTTTTTTTTCTTCTTTCCGTTTCTACTTCTGTTTTTAGACGGACTTTCTAATTTATAACCATCTTTATTAGAACCACCTTTACTTAACATTTTTTTGTGGCTAACATCTTTTCCTTTACGATTAACACCTTTTTTATCTAATGCTCTTCGTGCTCTTTGGCGTTCCATACGATTAGAATGTTCGCCTCGTTTCTTTTGCAACTCATATTCTCTTTTATAAGGTCTTTTTGTTTTTTTATAAGCCATTAGTTATTGCTCCCATTATGTATACATTCTATTACTGGACAATGTCTGCGACATAATCCGCTTGGTCTTGCATTCCAAACATCTTTATTATACGCATTTTCCATCTTTTTGTAATTAGAAATCCACTTATCCCACAAAGAAGCC